CCACTAATGCAAACTATGTCACTTAATGTGTCAAAAGGATTTACTAAGATAGATAGGAACGTAATAATGGATAGTAGGCTATCTCAGAATGCGTTAAGAATGTATTGCATTATGATGACGCTTAAAGCAAACCAGTATGCAGGTAATGCTTATTTCCAGAAAGCAATGAAGATAAGTCAAGCTAGTGTGACTAGAGCGCGTAAAGAACTGATTAGTACTGGGTACTTAGAAGTACAGCGTATTAATAAATTAGAATATCGAGCATTCCTTGGTAATAGCCAAGTCAGTGGATTAGAAGTTAAGAGAAGGTTTTACAACGATGAACTACATACTACGAAAAGCTAATATGACTCAAAGAGCATTGAATGATGTAGTTAAGGTTACTGGGTTAAGTTCTGGGGCCAAGATTCTTTATACTTACTTCTTTGGTTTACGGTCTGGAGATATTGTCAGTAACGAGAAACTAATAAATGAGAACATTGCTGTAAGTAGAGCTATGGTCAATATTTATAAAAGAGAACTTAAGTCTAAAGGATTATTGCACGAGAACAAAGATGGTGAGACCAATATTAGGTTTATGTATCTTGGTTCGTTGCATACGGCTGCTGTAGTTTACGCAATGGATTGGAATCGAGTTGAATCAGATGAAGAATAAAGAGGGTATAAAAATGTTAACACCAGAATATATTTTAAGAATGGAAATAGAATTTCGTGAAAACCATAAACGCTACACAGATGGTTCTGCATATTTAGAAAAACAACGAGTACTACGAGACACTTCTAAACAACCTATAGAAGCGGGAGCGGGAGCAGTACCATTACTAGCCTGTGGTTCTGATAGAGAGTCATTAGAAATGGAAATGCTTCAGGACCAACTTTATAGTATGGCATCATACTTAAGAACGTTAGGTTCTCGTATCGCATTCGCCAAAGCCAAAGAAGGAGTAGTATAATGGAAAACCAACATAGAAAAATTAGCGGGTATAGAGAATTAAATCAAACTGAAATTGATTTGATGAATGAAGTTAAAGCATTGGGTGTAGTAATGGAGAATTTACTTGTAAAAGTAGCTGCTCATGTTGCTCCTCAACATCATGAAGGCTCAGACCAGACTAATAACAGACTGGCTAATGCAACTCCAGAAAGATTTTTAGAATTAGCTAAGACTGAGTTTCAAACTGGTCTTATGTATGCAACTAGGGCTGTAGCTCAACCTGAGTTTTTCTAGAGATTAGCGTAGCTAATTTGATTATGATAATCTAACGCAGTCAAATTGACGACATTATTAAAATATTAAGGAGTACACCATGTTTTTACCAACCGTTAAGTTAGTTATATTGGCTCATTCTATTCTTGTAGCGGATACAGCAGTATTCATTAAGGGTACTTTTGAATCTAATTCACGAGCTTATCAAAACGCCATACGTGACTTGGTTAGTTTGGTTAATTCGGAAGATGTTTCACTTCAGCAACTCAAAGCTAAAGTTAAAGAAATGGTGTATTTTAATTTCCGAAACAACTCTAATGTATTTGCAGATGCTGTTTGGCAAGCAAGACAACGTCTTATATCGGAATTGGATAAGCGAATTACGGACGAAAAGGGGGAAGCAGTTGATGTTACCTCCGATTCGAGCACCTCCAGTGAAGTAGTGAAGCCAGTTAAACCAAAAGCTAAGCCGAGAGCTAAGAGAAAAACTGCTGCAAAAACTGAAAAAGCGTAGTAAGGTACGAGTGCAAGGGGTTGAGCGTAAGCGAATACCCCGCCAGCACAGAGTACCGAACGAAGCTTAAAGGAAATACTATGTCTATGAATGGTAGTAACACTAATAAAAAATCACCAATGAAGCACAAGCGTCCTATAAATAAACCAGCAAAAAATAATAAGAGACCTGCTAAGAAGGATTACTAACATGGCTGACATTAAATTAGTCACTATAGGTTACAAAGACTGCACTATGGGTCGTTTATGGGTTGGCGATAAGTTTGATTGCTTTACTTTAGAATTACCTTGGAAGCAAAACCAACAATCTATTAGTTGTTACCCTGCTGGAATATATCCTTATATTAAACGCATTAGCCCAAGAAGTGGTAAAGAAGTAATTGAGTTACTTAATGTACCTAACCGTACTCACTGTCAAATACACGCTGGTAATTTTACCTCAGAAATAAGAGGGTGCACCTTGGTCGGAGATTCAATTAGATTTTTAAACAAAGACCGCATACCTGATGTAGCTAACAGTGGTAAAACACTAGAAAAACTTTTAGCAGAAGCACGAGATGAAGGTAATATTGAAGTAATTCGATACGGCTAACTTGACAAAATGCTAATAAATCCTATATAAGACCTATAGATATTATTAATAGGTAGTAACCCTCCATGACTGATAAGTTAGATATAGAACTTGTTAAAGCAGCTTGTCCGCGCACATTAAGAAGTGGTGTAACACAAGACTTTGTAGACAAACTTAATAACATACACAGCGACCCACTAATACGGGAAGCTATGCAAGAAAGAACATTAGGCTTTATTAACATCTTAGCCGAAGGAAGATTTAAGGTTGATGATTACTTAAATGCTATTAGGTATGTTACATATAAAATGGCTGGCTCTACAAACCAAGAATCTTATACAAAAGCGTTCCCCGCACGTTACCAAAAATTCTTAAGTGATGGTTTAGATGCTAAAGCTATTTCAGCTTACGTTGCAATGTATGCAAAAGGAAAGCTTGTTACGATGCTCCTAGAAAGAGCCATGATACCTGTTTGGTTGGTTAATGCTGATAACTACCAAAAAGCTATTAATGTTCAAGTAGGATTAATGACTAGTGCTGCTAGTGAGATGGTACGTACACAAGCAGCTAATTCTATTTTAACCCATGTTAAAGCACCTGAAGTGGCCAAAGTAGATATTAAAATTACAGATGATACCCAAGTCTCTGTTCTTCAGGAACTACGTAAAGCTACAATGGTATTATCCGAGCAGCAAAGAGCGTCTATAGCATCAGGTGTTTCCACTGCTAAAGATATAGCACATTCTGAAGTAATTAAAGGTGAATGTACTGAGGTAACTGACTAATGTTTGATTTAGCTGAAGCAGATACGGACACTAGTGTAGATTTGGAGCCTATAAAGAAAAAAACAGTAGAAGATTATTTAAATGCTGTTGATTACTCAGAAATAGAAAACTACATTCCTTCTGCTTTTGCATTAGAATTTGTTAACTTTATAAAACTAGTAGAAGGGGGTTCACCAGAAAACAAGACTCCTGTTGTACACTATCGAATGATAGATAACTTTATCCAAGATAACGGACTAGACATTATTAATATGTGTCACCGAGGGATAGCAAAGTCCACTATCAAAGAGTACCTAATACTATACTTAGGCGTTTATGGTGAATTACCTAACTTTGGTAAAGTACCTTACGGCTTATACGTATCTGATAGTTTAGAGAACGGTATTAAGAAGATGCGTAAGGCTTTAGAAGGTCGTTGGCTTAAGTCTGAATTCTTACAAGAATATATCCCTACTACAAAATTTACCGATAATCGTTGGGAATTTATTAATATTGAAGGAAACTCGTGTGTTTTTACAGGACATGGAGCTAAAACAGGTGTTCGTGGTACTCGTGAAAACAATTCACGTCCTGTTATAGCATTGTTAGATGATTTAGTTAGTGATGCTGATGCACGTTCCCCTACAGTTATAGCTGATATTGAAGATACAGTGTATCAAGCTCTTGAACATGCACTTCACCCTCAAAGACGCAAGACCATTTGGTCAGGTACACCCTTTAATGCTAAAGACCCTTTATATAAAGCAGTTGAATCTGGTGCATGGAATGTAAACATATATCCAGTATGTGAATCTTTTCCTTGTGAAAGAAAAGACTTCAGAGGGTCTTGGGAAGAACGTTTTAGTTATGATTATTTACAGAAAATGTACACTAAAGCGAGACTATCAGGAAAGATTGCAGGATTTAACCAAGAGCTTATGCTTCGCATCATGTCTCCCGAAGACAGATTAATCGAACCACACGAAATCCAATGGTTTAATAGAGATAAACTCTTAGCAATACTGTCATTATTTAATGTCTATATTACTACTGACTTTGCAACTAGTGAAAAGAATCACGCTGACTTTAGTGTTATTTCTGTATGGGCTTTAAATGCTAATGGAGACTGGTATTGGATTGACGGGATATGTAAGAAGCAGAAAATGGATAAAAACATGGATGATTTATTTAATTTAGTTCAAAAATACAACCCAATGTCAGTAGGAATAGAAGTTAGTGGCCAGCAAGGAGGATTTATTCCTTGGATTAGGGAACAGATGATAGATAAGAACTGTTTCTTTAATTTGGCTTCAGATAAAAAAAGTAACGAAGCGGGAATTAGACCCTCTACTAACAAGTATCAAAGATTTGATGTTGTATTACCTTGGTTTAAAGCAGGTAAAATGTACTTTCCAGATGAAATGCGTGAGAGCGTGCCAATGCGTGAGATGTATGATGAACTTACATTAGCTTCACAAAGCGGATTTAAATCAAAACATGATGACTTCATTGATACTATTTCTATGTTGGCTCTATTGAAGATATTCAAACCATCAGCGCAAGGATTAGGTACAGCAGCCTCTGGAGGAGGTTTATGGGAGGATGATATTGACGAAGAGAGTACATCAATAAGTTCTTATGTTGAATAAAAAATAATACAAACATATACTAAGCTTCATTATGACTTAAGGCTTAGTATTATGAAACTAGAACGAGTATTTGACCAGTTACGTTATGGTACACTCAAGGGACAAGCAATTGCTCGTGAAGGTGCAGAAATACAGGAAATAGACTACCCAAGACTAATTTCCTGTATCAATATAGCTATGTTAAAGATGTATGGTCGTTTTAAGTTAAAGTACAGTGAAGTTTTTATACGCTTAGTTTCTGGTAAATATATTTACAGAATTCATTCAGATTATTCAGAAGCTAATACAGACTCTACCGAACTTTTACGTTGGATTGCAGACGTACACACTGGCGTACCTTATAAAGACGATTTAGTACGTGTTCACGCAGTTACTACTAGTGATGGCACTTCTTTAGCCATTAATGATAGTGCAGATTGTTTCAGTATAATGACCCCGTCTTACGACTCAATACAAATACCTATTGAAGTAGCAAATATATGTAATGCTTTGAGTGTTACTTACGAAGCCAGTCCTCTCCCTATAGAAGCCAGTACTACAATAGACCCTTCAGTTGCTGAAGTAGACATTCCAGATTATATGCTCGAATGTTTATGTTATTATACAGCTTCTAAGTTTATGGAGCAGTCTACTGCACAGGATAAAGTAGCTAAGGCTACGGAATTTCTAAGTAAATTTGAAAAAACAGCCAGTGAATTAGAGCTATATGGCATGGTAAACACAGAATATAGTAGTAATACAAACGTAGGAGTTAATGTATGGCCATAATAAAAAGCACGTTCAGTCAGGCATGTTGTAATGACTTAGAAGCGGGGGCTGTATTACCTGACTCTGGGTTACCCTCTGTATATGATGCTTTACAGACACAAATCAATGACGAAACGACTGCACGAACATTAGCTGATACATCTTTATCAACACAAATATCAAACATTACTACTCTGGGTACTGCTAATTACTTTCCTGATGTTGCATGGGAAATTAATGCTGGGTATACAGATAATGAAATAGTAAATAGAAAATATCCCGCAGGTCATGTTCAAAGATATGGGGCAGACATCTCAGGACTGGAAGATAGCGCGGTAGCTTTTAACTTAGCAACCCGTTCAGATTACACAGGTACAGGTATACTTGTTATTGACCAGTTTGCAGGAACAGTAATTGTACCTGCTGGTTACTTTAGAATTAATAGTGCTGTATGGGTTCACAAAGGCCAGCATCTTAAAGGTGAAGGTGAGGGTGGTACTAACATACTACTAGACCAAGCACTCAATTACGGTGGAGCTATATTTAGATTAGGACAATCCTCCGAACAGTCTGAGTTCCCTACTGGGTCTGGACTGACTGTAGATACAGCGGATGCTGGTGGCTTACCTCCTGAGATTAGTGGGTTGTGGACTTATGGTGGGCCTGTTGGTTACCCTGTTATTACAACTAGAGCAGCAGGCGCAAGTATTCATAATATATTTCTGACATCATGTGGGGTGGGGATACAAGTTGAAGGTGGTGATGTACGAGTTAGCCATATCCAGATTGACCAAGCTCAGACTGGAATACTCGTAGGAGGTCGTTCTATCCAGATTACAAATGTACTTATATATGTAGCAAACATAGGTATAGCAACTATAAATTCTGGGGATTTAGGTAAGTATCTTAATGATACTACTACAACAATTGGCTGCTCTGACATTACATTCTCTGACATTCAGATATTTGCTACTAAATTCTACTCTATACAATTCAGGGCTTCTGGTACATTTGACATTGGGGCATTAGGAGAGGATGTAGTTATTCCTATCAAACACAGTAATATCTTCTTTAATAATGTTGTGTGTCAACAGAATATATACAGTTACGGAGGATGGGAAAACTTTGTTGGTTTTGTGTTGATACAAAGTAATGAGGCCAGAAATGTAGTATTCAATAACTGCTCATTTAACAACATGAACGGTCCTGCTATAAATCATCAACTAGGTATAAGTAACGAGTTTAGATTTAACAATTGTACATTTGATGGACGTAAGACTGTAGATGATTACAATCAGGCCCTTACTCCTTATGCATGTAAAAACTTAAATGACCGAATGGAGTTTAATAATTGTACATTTAAAAACTTACGAGACCTTAATAACAATGTGACATTAACTGCCGATGGCTCTTATGTTGGCTGGTGGGACTCTTACTCTGCTCGTATTAATACCGATAGCGGTAAGATACTTTTTGATGCAGGTATTCATACGATAACTTGGACAGGCAATCCCGAACACACTGCTATATTTACTAATGCTAGTGTTTCTTTAACAGAAACAATAATTAGAGGATGTACTGTAACAAACTGCTTAACACCTACAGCTACTGAGCCTTTTTTTGCTAGGATAAGTACAGGCGACAGCGATTCAGGAGTCTCTTCTATAACTGAAGAAGATGTTTTGTACTCTGACCAGTCCATGACTTTATGTAATTTACCCACTGTCAAAAATTGGTTCGTCCAAAGCGACAGATACTTTCCACTAATAGGAGTAGGTGCTGTACCAGATTTTGTGAAGGTAGGTGGTAGAAGGTCTAAGTATAAGGTAGATACAACAAATGACCTTGCTACAATATCATTACCCCGCACAGATAATTTGAATAGATTTAGACCTAAAAATGGGGATGTAATTACTTTTGTAGATGCTAAGAATACTTGGGCTACTAATCCTGTTACATTTCTTGCTGCGGATAACACAATAGATAATGGGTTTGGTAATTTTATAGTTGATATTGATGGCGCAGAAGTTTACTTTATTTACGAGTCTGACCCTGACTTGGCCGCAGTAGTCCCAAGGGGTAATTGGATAAGTAGAATTATAAGAAAGACTACACCGCCATCTCAACTAGATTTTGGTAGAACATCTGAATATCCACTAACAAGTTACGATTATGGTTTAATTACTGAAGTCGTCACAAGAGCAATAGATTACGGGAGCGTATAAGAATGAGCACACAAGTTAAATTAAGAAGAGGTAGTAGAGGGGAATTGGCTACATTCACTCCAGCGTTTGCAGAAATGGTTATTGATACTGATAACTACTCTGCACACGTAGGAGATGGCAGCACAGTAGGGGGTCTTCCTTTAGCTGGTAGATTTGAACATGTAGCTGATATGAAAACTCGTGCTCTTCCTTTAGGGTTTAGAGTATCTTGTGACAGATATTTTGACGCAGGGGAAGAATTAACAGGACTAGTTTATGTTATGACCAATGAAGTTGCTGATGGTTATATAAACCATACAATGGCTAATGGTCTTACGGCTACACTTATCATAGATAAAGCCGTTAGCATCAAACATGCAGGTGTTATTGGTACTAAAGGTGCTGTACAGCCTAATATAGATGAATCTGTACGGTTTAAAGCTGCACTTGATTCTGGTTACCCTGTTTATGTCCCTACAGGTAATTATCTTATTAACTGTAATATTGAGCAAAAAGTTATTATATTTGGTGATGGGGCTTTAAACAGCAGACTTAAACCTACTGCTTCTAATACAGCAGCATTAACCTACGCTTATGCTGCAATGACTTCTAGAGGTAATACAGCAGTATCTTTTTGGGATTATACATCGGAAGTAAGAGACATAGGGTTTTATGGAGATAACCAAGAAGGTGTTGGATTTACTTTTGCTAAGGTTAACCCAGCATTATTTGTAGACAACGACCAGTTTGCTGGTAATGTTAAGTTTTACGGATGTCATTTCTATAACCTATTCCAAGGCGTACAGTTTCCTTTTGGTAACATCGGTACTGAATTTTACTCGTGTGGATTCCGCTTTAATAAGTATGGTATTTATACTCTTAATAGTAAGTACGGCCCACTTATGCACGCTGGTAACAAGCATTTTTATGGTGGAGAGTTTAGCTCAAACTCTGTAGCTATGTACTGTCACAATGGAGATGGTATTGGGTTAGCTGATATATCATTTAAAGATACTATTATAGAGAATAACCTTATCGCTCTGTATCTTTACAACGATACTATAGTAACCGCTGGGCCTGCTATTAAATGTGATGGTGTATGGTTTGAGAAGAACGGATTCCAAGCTGGGTTAAACGATGGTTCAACCACTGTGGATATTGACGCTTGGACTGGAACAACAAAAAGCGTACAAACTGTAGATATTACTTCTCAGATTTATGATGGTAGTGGCTACATGGTTGTTATAACCAAGTCTGGTATAGTAAATGGAATACAATTAAGAGGCTCAGAAATAACCATTAAGGTTGATGGCAGTTTTGTTGCTCAAGATGAGGGTAATATCAGTCAGCCTAATATAGTAACCGACCCTTTCACTTCTGTAATTAGACAGATAGATTGTTTTGGCTCTATTAACTCGCAACCACCAAGTTCAGTAGGTAATGAGATTGAAGGGCGATACGCTAAAAGACTATTTGATGTGGCTTCTGGTGCTAATTCTAATAGTAGTTGGTGGAGAGCACCGCTAATACGTAAATCATCAATTGAAACTCCTGATAGCTTATTATTATCTATGAAAGGAGATTCGCTACCTGTATGGGAAATTGGCGGTGGTACTTTCTCAATAGATGCTATTGTTGTTGCTGATGATGGCGTTGCTCATACTTCTTGTATGGAGTTTACAAGAACTGACTTCCTTGTCGGAGAGCTAGCTTTCTTGTTTGCTCCAGTTAACACAGACGTATTGTTACTTGCTGGATACCATGTCTTAACATTCTCTGTTAAGTGTACATCTGGAAGTATTGGCTTCTCTTGGTGGGATAGGAATACTAGGCAAGCAGCGGTAGGCATGGAATGTAGTGCTGGCGAAGGATGGACAACTTTTGTTAGTGTTGTTAAGGTTGAAACTCCAGCACAGATATACCTTGAGTGTAATGGCCGAGATACATCAAGTACTGGGCTTGAAACTACTTGGAGAATGGCTGATGTACAGATTCATTCCTTTAATAAATACACAGAAGCACAAGCCTTTGCTGCTGAAGGTGTTTTTTATGCCTCTGGAGATGAAGGAGCTAGTCAAATTCTAAAAATTGGGGATTTCGGTCTAGCAGCCGAAGCAAGTGTATTAACCTTAGACCCTAGAACAATAACTAAGCAAGGGTCTTATTATTGGACTAACTCAACAACTAATCTTCCTGATGGAGCGAACGCTTTTGGGGGAACTATAACGCATGTTCCAAGAGACGAGTCTTTTGGTAGCCTACGTGCTACTCAAACCGCTGTAGATGCTACTGGTAGAATTTGGACTACTTTTAATACTAACGGAGCTTGGAATACTTGGCAGGAAACTTTTACATCACTTAATACTAATTTTAATGTAGTGGGCGGTGTAGGTATAGGTATAGATGCTTATTTAGCAGATGGTCATGCGTTTAGTACAACAGGTGCACTTTTTACTGTACCGATTAATGAGATAGGTGTGCCCGCTGCTATGTCTATTTTAAATATTGCTGGTGGAAACCCTGTTGATAGTGAGTTTAATGTTACAGATGCTCTGGAAGCTAATAAGAACGCAGCAGGTATAACTGTATTGACTTATGATTCAGGCGACTCGTCAAACAGGCAGTTGGTTTTCACAGTAGCAGGATTGACTGGTTTAACAGTTGGTGAACCTTTAAAGTTAAGGTCACGAATAGCTTCCGCTGGGTTTACTTATGGGTAAGTAAATTAATCAGTATTAATCATTAGTATGTCCTAATGATTAATACCAACTAATTAAAAGTAGGAAAAGATATGGCGATTAAAATAGCACCTTGGATAAAAGAGACATGTATAACTAGTGGCACTGGGCCATTAGTACTTACTGGCTCGCCTAGTTCTTTTATCCGTTTTAATGAGACTATAGGAAGTGGGGATACTGTTTACTACGCCATACTAGACTCTAATGGCAATAGAGAAAGTGGTATTGGTACTTTTGATGGTATAGCAACCGTTACTAGAACCACAGTAACAGCTACTCTAATTGGTTTAATATATAATGATATTAACCCTACTGCATTAAATCTTACTGGAAGTTCGGTAGTAATCTGTAGCTTCACAGAAGCTGCTTATAACAATCTACCAAAGATTGGTGACTTTGGTATTGGTATGGATGGTTTATATTCTAATGTAGCTTCTTTAGATGCATTAAGAGCAATAGGAATTTATTCTTATGCAGGTACTGACCCTAGTTCCCCTACTGTTAGTGGTGGCTCAGTAATTGTAACTAGACACTTAGATTTATATTTACATCAATTTATATTTGTAGGTCAAAACGCTACTACTTATATTAGACACTCAGCAGATAACGGAGATACTTGGTCAGACTGGGAGTATAACTACACAACTGCTAACATTGAATTTAATAAAATTGGAGGCCCAGCAGCATTCGCAGGAGGTCATGGTACATTAGTTAATGGTTATTTAATGAGTGGTTATGCATACTCAACATCTGCTGTAACTCTTATGAAGCCTATTAGCTTAGTTAATAGACCTACCTTCTTTGAAGAAGTAAGTGACGCTGATGAGTTTAGAATTTATGGTGCTGATGGGACCGTACATGGTGCTGATATAGTAACTCCGTTTAGTAACGTACTTTTCAGTACAGGTACATCTAGCAATGGTATGTTGATTGTGAATATAACAGGCTTGGGTGCAGGATTAACTATAGGGGAGCCAGTTACCTTAAGAGCACTCACAGCAGGTGCTGGATTTATTTACTCTTAAGTGAACTATAACGGCTATTGGCTCATACTAATGGCTAATAACAACTAATTTAAAGAGCTGTATAGTTGTGATAATATTAACAACAAATCAGGTCGTAATAATGTCTAGTATAAGGGTTAGATTAATGAGTGTAATGAGAATAATAAGTGATTCTGGGAACCCACTTGTCAGTAAAATAATTACATATCTTGGGGTAGGGGGAATAGGAGGAGGAAGTGTTCAAGTTTTGGCTCAAACACAGCTAGCTAAAAATAATGAACAAATATCTGACATAATTGATGTATGTGCTTCTGCTACACCAGATTGGTTGATTTATGTCCCCGCTGTTGGTGTTGCATCACTACTATTAAAAAATATTAGTGATGTTATTTTTAGACATATTGAGCATAAAAAAATAATGAATGAAAAATCAACAGATAGAGATAATATTTGCTAGAAAACCTCGTGGGGTTAGTAAACGAATACAAAGTAAAACCTGGTCTAGATGGTCACATGTTGCAATAATTGATGGTGATTATGTTATCCAAGCGATAGGTATTCCCCCTGTTAAATTAGCTTTAGTTTTATTGGGAATTATAAATAACTCTACTAAGTTAGGGGGTGTTAAAAAGACTCCACTAAAAGAGTTTTTAAATAGTTATAAAGAAACACGCAGAGCCTATATTTATGGAGATATAGAGATAGCACGTCAGATGATTGATGTTGTTATGTATGATGCTTGGGGTATCGTTGGGCTGTTTCTAAACAGACGTATAGATTGTGATGAAAAAATGACGTGTGCAAAGATGATTTGGTTATGTCACAGCAGTACTAGAGATTCATTTGCACATAGAGCTACACCTCAACGTATTTTAGAAATTAGTAGCGATGTAAGACATGAGGAAGTAATTAATTATGTTTAAGTTTCTAGGTGGTATTTTAGGTAAAGCATTTGGTACAGATGAATCAGTAAAAACTGGTCTTGGTATGTTAGAAAAAGCAGGTGATGCTTTATTCTACACTGACGAAGAGAAAGCTGCTGACAGTATGATTAGAGCACAGCAAGTTAGAGACTTCATGACACAATGGATGGAGTCAACTAAAGGCCAGAACGTAGCACGTAGAATGCTTGCATTGATGCTGGCCAGTATCTGGGCTAGTATGTTCTTGTTAAGTACATTTGGTGATATGGCAGCCCCATTTTTAGCTTTATATACTGACCCTATTTTTATGAATGCATGGAGAGAATCATCAGAAGCTATCGACAGTAGGTCTGACCAAATGTCAGGAGCGATGATGTTAATATTGGGCTTTTATTTTGCAGCTCCCCATCTTGATAAGATAGTTGGAGGAGCATTAGAAAAATTTGGTGGTTCTAAGTCTTAAGTATGTTTTAAGTTAGTTAATAAGAATTATTTGAGGACAAAGTATGAGTTTTGCAGAATTTGGGTTTAGTGAAACTACATTCGCTGGTAATAACACCAATGGAGGGTTTGTAGCTCTTTCTGTTGACTTTATAATAACTCATGATGTATTAGCAGAAAATTCACAAGAATTTATAATAAATTATGCTGTTAAGAATGGAACAGAGCAAGAATTTATTTTAAATCATGACGTGGTTGGTATCCTTTTAGTAGACACTATCATATCTTATGAAGTAGTTGCAGGTACTCAACAAGAATTTATAATAGGCTATCAAATAGATGGTAGTTTATATGCTGATTTTACTATTAATTCTCAAATATTAAACGATGTTTCACAAGATTACATAATACGAAATAATGTATCAAACAGAGATGATGCAATAATTATTAATAATAAAATTTGTCCTAGTAAACGTTCTAGAACTTTAAAAATAAGAGGATAGTAAAATGCCAGTATTAGCTAGTGAGATTAAACTGTTCCAGTCCACTAATCGTTTGGGTGGGCTTATTACACCAACTCAATTAGTATCGAATATATTAAACAATTTATTTGATACTGTTAGTGCTACTGAATCTAGAGATGGAAGCGTAGAATATCGTTGTTTTTATGTAAAAAACACTAATTTAGATACTACCCTTGAAAATGCACGTATTGAA